CTCTTAGGAAAGTTTAGTAACACTGCTCAAAGGCTGGATGATTGGGAAAGAAAGAAGAAACTTAAACGGCCTCTGACCCCCAAAGAAGCTATGGATCTTTCGATAAAACGTAGAGAAATCAAAGCTGTAGAAAATAAAATCAAAGACCACCTGATGATGATGGGGATGTCAGATGTTTGGCGTGAAGCAGAGCGCATAAGGAAACAGTCAGAAAAAGACCACCAGCAATACCTAAAAGACATTCATAAGAAACGCAAAGAAAGACAACAAAGAATGAAAGATCGTTTTGCTGTTCTTTTTATTGTTTGTTCTATAGCCTTTGTAGGTTGGTCAGGTTGGTTTGTATATGAAGCTTTTCAAGAAAGAAGATTGGATTCTGCAAAGCAAAGACTAGAGCAAGCTAAAGAACGCCAACGCAACATGAGAAAATGCGGTAGAATTAAATGCTAATCAGGAGGATGCATGGATAACATTGAGATAAATGGAGAGGACTTTAGTTTAGATTCAGTAACTGATGAAACAAAAGAGCTAGTGCGTCAGTATTTTTCTGGGTTAAACTTGATACAATTAAAACGAGATGAATTGTTTTTATTGGAAGTAGGGTCCTTAAATCTTGGTCATACACTTAAAGAACGTATACTGATTGATACAGGGAAGATAGAAAAGCAATGACTTATTACAAACTAACACGTTTTTCTGGTATAGCTCCTGCTGTTTCTTCTCGATTGTTAGGAGAACAGTTTGCTCAAACATCACAAAATATAGATTTTGAAGCAGGGCGCATTACACCAATAACAGAAGAAACAACAACAACTACATTAACGGCTAGTACAAGAGGTTCTATTTATTACTATGAAAATAGTGTTGGTAATCAATGGTTACAGTGGGATCAAGATTACATAAAGGTAATTGAAGGGCCTATCCCTGGAGATACTAAAAACAGGTTATATTGGTCTGGGCATACATACCCACGTATGTCGTATAATACAGCTATTGTTTCTGGTAGCGCACCTTTTCCAACTACTGATTATCGACTAGGTATACCTGCTCCTGCTGCTTTAACAATTGGTAATCCAGCAAATGCTCAAGATACTACTACAACACCTATTGATGTAGCGTATGTTGCAACTTATGTGTCGAACTTTGGTGAAGAAGGACCGCCTTCTCCTGTTACAGCAACAAAAACATTTACGCCTAGTACACAAACTATAACGATTACTTTTCCGTCAGTGCCTAGTGGAGCTTATGCATTAGCTGCTAGTGCAGGTACATTTCCTCAAGCAGCTAAAATTAGATTGTATCGTAGTGCAGTAGGTTCAACACAAGCAGCATTTCAATTAGTAACAGAATTAGCAATAAGTGCAAGCTCTCATACTGATAATGCTCAACCAGCTACGTTAGCAGAAGTTATTCCTTCTACAACATGGATAGGTCCACCAGATGATGACACTTCTTTGTACCCAGATGGCCCTATGCAGGGACTTATACCTGTAGCAAACGGTGTGTTTGCTGGATTTACGGGTAGACGGCTTTGTTTATCAGAACCATTTTTACCGCACGCATGGCCTATTTCTTATCGAATTACACTAGAAAAAGAAATTATTGCTATAGCTACAACGGGGAATGGCATAGTTTGCTTAACAGACGGTAAGCCTTACTTTGTAACGGGTACTGATCCGTCAGCAATGGTAGCAGTAGAGATTGATTTAGCTCAAGCATGTGTCAATAAGTTTAGTGTTGTAGATATGGGTGACTATGTACTGTATGCAGGACCAGATGGTTTGTGTGCTATTGCAGGTACAGATGGCAGTGTAGTGACTAAAGGATTAATTAGCCCTGCACAATGGAATGCTGATTTTGCTCCTACAACCTACAAAGCGTTTAAACATGAAGGCACATACGTAGCATTTCATGGTACAACAAGCGGCTGGGTATATGATCCACGGGCGCAAGAAACGGCTATATCTACGACAACCAGTTCAGCAGCGGTGCGTGGAGGCTTTTATAATCCTAAAGACGGGGAGTTAGACCTTATTATTGCAAGCAACGTGCGAAGGTATCGGGGCAGCACAACGAATCAAACGGCAACATGGAAAAGCAAGAAGTTTGTAGCACCAAACCCTGTGTCTATGTCATGGGTGCATATACATGCAGACAGTTACCCAGCGTCAGGCACAAAGAATCGAATACGAGTCTGGGTGGACGGCACTATCATTGCTGATTACAACATAACTAAAACGGGTAACGTGTTTACTCAGGAAACATCTACACCTAATGGTATTAGTAATGTGACATTACAAGCTCCTACGATGCGGCTGCCTAGTGCAATAGGCACAGAATGGGAAGTAGAAGTGTCAGGTGCAGTAAACATTAACGAGGTTTGTTTGTCTCAAAGCATTGCGGAGATTAATGCAACATGACTACTTATGGCACACGTAACCCTGTTCTTGTTGGAGCAACTATATTGCCTGGAGTGGGTAGGGTTCCACGAGATGCCAGTCCAGAGTTAAGACGTTATCTTGAAGCACTGCAAGAAACAATTGAAATACGTAATGGACAACGAGGTGATCCTAGAGATCGTGCAGTTACACTACGGGAGTTAATTGACAGTGGTTTAGCTAAAGAACTAGAAAGCACACCGTTTGATCCTAATAACCCAACGGTTGATAACATTGGATTTACTAACCCTACCGTAATACCTAATTTAAATACACCAACTGCACCTACTAGCTTTGTTGTTACTTCTGGTTATGCAAATATATCTTTAAGTTGGGCGTTTCCTTTTACGTACCAAGGCCATTCATTTACAGAAATATGGAGACATACATCAAATGATTTAACGGCTGCTTCTTTTATTGGTACGTCTTCTGGTAACACTTTTGTTGATCCTGTAGGCAGTGTAGCAGGTACAACGTTTTATTATTGGATTAGGCATGTTAATGCAGGTGGGGAAATAGGGCCGTTTAATGCTAGTTCAGGAACAACAGGATCAACGGCAACAGATGTAAATGTTTTACTTACGTCATTAACTTCACAGATTACTAGCAGTCAACTAACACAAACTTTATTAGCAGAAATCCCAGGTCAAACATTGGCTAATGGGCAAAGCACTGTTTCAATTGGCACGTTAAGTAGTCAGTATACAGTAAAAATAAACACGACTTCAGGTAATAATGCTCATGTCACAGGTTTTGGTTTAGCAACAGAAACTGTAAGTGGGACAACTACAAGTGCATTTATTGTAGCTGCTAATAAGTTTGCTGTTATTGATCCAGCTACTTATACAGGTGGTTTAGCTCAAACTCCTGCTTCTGGTGTAGTTCCTTTTGCAGTAACGTCTGCATATACTGATTCTACTACAGGTTTGGTAATTCCTGCTGGTGTTTACATGAATACTGCTTTTATTAATAAAGCGACTATATCAATTTTACTTGCTGGCAGCATAGTAGGTGATTTTATAAAAGCCTCAGTTGTAATGGATGCACCACACCTTCATGCTGGGACAATTAATATTGGTAGCATAAATAAAACTGATGCTAATAATCCTAGAACATGGACGCATAGTGGTACTAATAGGGTTGGACCTTTTTCTGTAGACGCTAATGGTTTAATGCACGCCAAGTACGGTGAGTTGCGTGGCATGAGAATTGTTGCAGCTGATGGAGCAACAGACCTTTTTAGAGCAGGTAGTGCTACTTATGGTACAGGTGGCTCTTTAATTAATAATGGTGATTTTAGTGCAGAACAAGTTATTGCTGATAATACTGCTGGCAATGATACGTTAACTACAGTTTTAGGTGCAGGTTGGACAAAAAATGAAAGTGGTGGCACAGTAACTTTTGCTGATGGGCAAGTTACTATACCTAATGGGTCATATATTCAATCAGAATTTTTTCCTGTTACAGCAGGAGAAAATTTATACATTGAATTAGAAGGTACAAGTCTTTCAACAGCTAACTGCCAAGTGGGTATTATTGGTTATCAGTCTAATCGGTCTACTTTTGTAGCTTCTAATTTTGCTACAGGCAGTGATTGGCAAGTTGTATCAAATATAGCAATAGCAGTACAAGCTGTACCTAGTAATGTTAGGTACGCAAAGTTAAGAGTATTATCTAATAGTGGTACTACTGTTTATACAAATGTTTATATAGGTAAAGCGCCTAGACGAATTGGTGAAGGAACAGTTAGCACATTTATACGGGATGCTACTGTTGATACGTTACAAGTTAAAGGCAACGCGATTACTGTACCTGTAACTAATCAATGGGGTGCGGTTTCTTTTATTGACACTGACCCAGCAAGTTATGCTTCTACTGCTTTGGTTAATACTACATGGAGAGTAGCAGGTGTTTATGGTAATCAACCTGCTTTTTCTTCTCCTTTTCCTACAGCAGTAACTTGTATAGGTACATTAGGTTTTCTTGTTATAAACAATGCAAGTGATACTGATTTATTTTTAGCAATTCATAAATCAACATCTACTTTGTCAGAAGGAGATAGCATTGGGGGAAACCCAAATGGCACACAGGTTATAATAGATGGTGACAATAACACCAATACGAATGGTGCGGTGCAATTTCAATTTGGTACACCAACGGCCAACGATAAATACTATTTAGTGTGGAGAGCAGCGTCTATTTCTGGTACGTCCCGTTGGCGTAGAGGAGCAGGTGGATTAACTATCTTGGCCTCTAAGCGTTAGTTTTCTTTTTCTTTGAATAACCTTTGTTGGGTTTTTTGTTTTCCATTCGGATAGGTTTTCCTGGTGGTGCATTAATAAAACATTTTTTACCTTTATGCATGATAACTCCTAATCATCTTTATCTGCTAATTTAAGCATTCGTAATCGTAGACGTTTGCTTCTTTCTGGAGTTTGTTTACTCCACCTACTGTCGTCCATTTCAAGTGCGACCTGCCCCCAAGCTTGATCTTCTACCGCTTGGTTCATGTGTTTAAATTTACCAAGACCAGTTGGACCCATTTGGAAACACATATTAACAAGAATATGCTGGGCTTCTTGAGGTAACTCTTCCCAGCTATCATATATTCTACGACAACCATCTATAGCAAGCTGCACATCTTCTTGAAATAACTCGTAACATCTATGTTCTGTAATGCTGTCTTCTGCTGGCGCACTATCATAAGCATTTCTAATAGGCAGACTAACTTCTGGGTCTGTGTTCAGGATTTTATGCCCTATACCAATGGTAGCGTGACCTTCTGTGCAGAGATATGCATGAAGCACTTTGCCCTCATCACTTGCTATTTCGTCATAGAGAACCTTTATATCTACCGCCATACATATTTTCCTAGTATATAACCTATGGTAATTCCTATTGCTAACTCAATCATTTTTTGCCGTTGTTCCAGCTTTGGAAGCCAAAGAACGCTGCGATTAACCCCGACACGCTGATAAAATACACGGAAGCAATATCCCCGAGTATAGACGCAGCTTGGTCCAATTTCAAAAAAGATGTGATGACAATGCCGCTTGGGTAAAGGAGCATACCGAACAAGGCGAACCAGCACATGTTCTTTTGCGCCTCGGCTTTTTCATTAGCTATTTCAAGAGCTTGTAATCTTTCTGTAGTAGCAAGTTCCGCATCCGTTACCACACCATCGCCATCAGCGTCGTACTTTTCATACTCACTTCCTGGTTCAAGTTCTTTATTCATCTTTATCCTCTGGCTCATCTAGCTCTTTGTAATAGGTTACTATAGATAGAATCTGACGAATATATCTTTTTATTTCTGCCATGTTAACAGATAAGTTTTCATATCCAACGGGGCTAACGCCATAGTAAACATTGGTAGGAGCATTACCTTCTTTTAAATCTGTAAGATACTCATCCATTGTTTCTGGTGTTAGAACTTTCCATTCAACGGGTTTTGTGTTGATTTTGTTAGGTAAGGGTGGGTGATATACTGCAGCAGGTTTTGTGATAGTTACTACTTCTACCGCTTTAGTTTCTGGTGTGTACTGTCCGTTTCCTATTAAACTGCAGCCACTACAAGTTAGCAGCAGGAGAAGTAATACTTTCAAATTCACCTAATACCTCCTTTGTTCCTTTGTTAATTATATTCTCGATTAATTTAGGTTTGCGTAAGCTCAACATATTTATATCGTGCTTATCAAATTTACTTTTAAGTTTACTAACTTCTTCACGGGCTTGATTGTTTTGTTCTTGGAGCGTGTTAATTTTTTCAAAAGCTTTTTGTTTATCTTCTTCTGCTTGTATTACTTGACTGTTAAGTTGTTTGATACTGTTTTCTAATAACAGTTCATTGTCTGCTGCCTGTCTTAGTTCCGCAGCCATTGTTTGTTTTTGTGCTTCTGATTTATCGTAGTACAGTTTAAATGCACCAGACATAACTATTAGTCCAACACCAAGTAAAGCACTCATTTGCCACATAGAACCTCCTTTAGTCGTAGAAAACTTGGGTTTTGCTAACTCTTTTAGGGATACAGTAACTCGTAATATTTTGTTGACGATAGTAAGGACGGTGTTTATTACTCCACCTACCCTGCTCAATTGCGCTACTAAAAACATTGCACCTGTGGATGTTACGAAAGAGCATTTTATCATCTGACACAACCTGTCCTTCGACCAAAACAACAAGAAGAAATGCTAGAACCACGGCTCCCGTTTACCGCCATCATACTCACGCAAGTGTCCTTCCTTTAACATGATAGTAAATATGTTTTTCTTTCCGTTATACAGTACACCAAGAATACGTCCGTATTTACCCTTGCCAAAACTGTGTACATGTAAGTCTGCATTTTCAAGTAATTCTTTTAATCTAGCTTTAGCTGCTTTGCCAGCTGCTTTTTCTTGGAGGTTTTTTGTGCGTGACTCAGGTGCGTTAACGCCATAGAAACGAATACGTTGATTGGTGAGTGATACGTTGAATCCTAAATCTAAGTCAACGTCTACCGTGTCACCATCAACAACTCGCTTTAATGTAGCTTTGTAAAAGTATGGTGCGTTAGGCATTATGAGGGTTCCGTAGGCCAAGTAACTTTTGTTATGTCAATTTCATTTGTATAACTTGCAGGTAAGTCTCGTAATTGTTGGCGGTATGTTTGCCATGCAGTTTTTTGTTCTGTTGTCATTGGAGAATCTACTGCTAATCTCCAATCAGATTGCCCAAGGATAGAGTTACGTTGTTTTCGCAGATGTTGTTGAAACTCTGCTTTTTGTAAATCAATTGGTTTTGTTCTGGCTACGAGTTTTCCATCCTCTACTTTTTGAGGATACTCAAAATCAATGTTAGTGTCTTCGTCTAGTTCAATGTAATCAGTTCTATCTTTTAAGGACTCAGCAAACATATCTGCTGGCCCAGAAGAAACAGAAGTAATTATGTTATCGCTGTCAAAGAAAGCAACTTTCATTTTGATTTACGTTTCTTTTTTCTAGTAGTAAAGGCTTCGTTTTCAGGGGTGTTAGGATCGTCTTTAATAAAACGTCCTTTAGAATCTCTAGTCCTGACTGTTTCTAATTCTTCTGTGTTGGTGTCGGTGTTGCTGCCAAAAAGATTTGCTACCCATTTGAATAAACCCATAGTGTCCTCACTTTCCTAGTTAGGTTAGGACATTATAGTAAAGAAGTAGAAAAAAGAAAGGCCCAAGAGGGAGATTAACTTGGGCCTTCTTTAAGGTGGTACATCCATGAAAAAAACTTACGTTTAAATTTGGAGATTCAAACAGGATTATCGTACTGGTTTTTCTATATTGGTGCAAACATTTAGGATAAAATTAGATAAATCAGGGGGTTTTACAGCTTTTTTCAAGAAGTTTTCTTTAGAAATGGGGGTATTCCACTGTTTATCTTGAAGAATTAAGATGTTTTTCCCTTCTGTGCCAACTACTACAGCAGCATTGTGACCCATATCAACAAAGTTATCTAACCATTGTAGCTGCAGTTTACTTAAATTTATTTTTACACAAGTAGTTTTTATCTTGGGTAACGATGGCACGTATTTATATTCAATAAATAAAATACCTTTGTCTCCTGCATACATGGAGTCTGGTACGCCATTAGTATAAGAGTCGTGTATTTTCCATTTGTATAAGTCAACGGGAAGTTTGCGGTGGACAGATTTTACAAAGCTATGTTCGTTCATCCGTATCAGGTAGTTCTTGCTCTAGGCGTTGAAGATACCAGATGGCTTTTCGTATGTCTTCTTTTGGTTTATTTTTATACTGATATCGCCACAGGTATTTCATTACTGCACCTTTAAGATACCCAAGGTATTCATTATGAGACATGCTTGCTTTGATTCCATCAATGCATTCGATGTCACCCTTGGTGTAATGCGGTGGGTGGTTAACGTTATCTTTCATTGTGGCTGTTAAGTTACTCCCCACTCACAAGGAGCAGGATTTCCTGTTTTGTAACTGCACCAACGGCACGCGTTTGCACTGGGAGAAGGCGTGAAGTTTTCTTCTGTGGTCATAGCCACACCACGGTTGTGCCAACTTGCAGCAAAGTTTAATGCTTCATTGCGAGTGTAAAATTTTTTAGTGGTCTGTTGTTTATCGAGATACCAAAGTTCTGTTTGCACAGCTTCTATTTCTGGGTAGCGGTAGAATGTACCAATGGCATACAGTAGACATTGTTGTCCGTGTGTTATTTCATTGCCCCATTTCTTTCCTGTTTTGTAGTCAATGACTCTAGCAGAGTTGTCTTCTTCAAAGACCAAGGCATCTAGTTTAATGCGTACCCAGGTGGTACTGCCTACCCATGAAGTAGGCTCCCAATCCATAGTAAAACCCCAATCACCTTCTAGTTCTACTCTTGCATCTGCATAGAGCGCACGAAGATGATCAAAATCTTGAGCGAACTTTTTAAGTTCTTCAGGCATTTCACCTAGTTCGCCTTTTACATAAGCTTCTGCTTGTTCATGTATTTTTGATCCACGGGATGCTGCTGGGTTCGTTGGTTCAGGTATTTTCTGTACACGGCTAAGATAAGCACGGTAGGCGCATTCCTCAAATGTTTTGAGTGCTGAAAAGCTCCACGCTTTGAGTGGTCCTAATTTTTCTGGTCGTTCAAATGGCAACGACTCAACTGGTATTAGTTTCATCTATTTTGATGCACTCTAAATTAAAATGCTCAGCAACTTTTGCTGTAGTAAGCCTTTGTTTATATAACAAACACTCATCTAAACTGTCATAACTACCATACAAGAAAACATTTATCATGCCAAAAATATATAGGTTAAACACTCAGTAGCACCTTATCTTCTGATTCAAAGTATTCATTAGCTAAATGTTTGGCGGTTTCTTCTGGTGTTGTCCAGTTTACCACAACGCCACGAATAGGGTTACTATCTCTTCCCCCAAACGCAGGACGCTTTCTTGTTTCAGTGTCTATGTGATTTTTGTTTAGTTGTTTCTTAAACTGTCTTTGGTTAATGATTGGGTTGTGTTCTGTCATTACGTGGTAAACAGCACGAAAATGTTCAGCAGGTATGATGCTATATGAAGCTGTATTTAACTTATCTGCTATCCATGATTTAACATACCGTTGGGCGGTTAAGATTCTACCGCCATCCATTACATTGCTTGGTGTAATCTCTAATATGTCGGCAAAGAATCCTAAATCACCTGACTTGATTGAGCTACAGAATTCTTCAAATACGGTCATACTAACTACTCGCATTTGCTCTTTGGCTGCATTGTCAATAGCTACTCTGGTTGCCAGATACTTATCGTACTTAAACCCATGTAGTATTCCTGCAAACTTTGGTAGCTCAAGCTCTATCTTATCCATGTTATCAATGACATCAGGATGTGCTTTTTCTAAAGCTACTTCTTGCCGTGGCGGTATATTGTAGCGTCTGTCAGTTATTTCTAAGTTAACTGCATCAGGACGATTAGTTAAGAAGATATAGTTAGTGTAGTTAGGCGGTGCTGTTTGATTACTACGCATAGCACGTATAGTAATTGCTTCGTCTGTAATGTCTGATTTAAGTTGATCAGCCACACGTTTAACTCCAGTGCTTGCTGATCCCATATGAAACTCGTCAACAATTAAGAACAAAGCTTGCCGCATATACAGGTTAAAGTTTTCCTCAATGTTTCTAAGAGTACGCATGGGAACATGCTCTGGTCCGAACAATGGTCTGAGTATCTTAGAATAGAAGACTCCTTTACCTGTGCCTTGTACACCACCTAGTACCCAGGCTTTAGTTGTTTTCTGTCTGGTCTGGAATATGTACGCCATCCAGTTAATGAACCTTTCAAACTCTTCTTCACCGTTACCAAGTATATGACTAATGATTGTAGCAATAAGAGGGCAGTCATCTTGCAATGTGTGAGCTTTACCGTACTCCAATTCTTTCTTATGTAGGTCAGCTTCAAGGACATACTTGGTACGCCTATACATGTTGACCCAGAAAGGTGCTGCAGTCATATTGATTTGATTTTCTGTAGCTGTTGGATCAAAGAAGATAGTTGCTTCTGGTATAAAATCAGGGGGTGGATGTCCGTGTGACAGCATAAACGATTCGACTGACCCTTTAGATGTAGGTGTCAGGGGGAAGTCATCAGAGAATTGATCGAGAGATGGATCAAACAGCCCGTTGTAATACTGGTCAGTGAAGAAATCACGCATGACTACGGGATAGCGGCTTATGCCCATTTCCTGTTGCTTGTCTTCATAAAGTTCAAAGATAGACAGATAGAAATCTCTATCGGCTTTTTCAATAGGAAAGATTGGTTCACCTTTGAAGTTGTACATATACGTTGGTGAGTTGAGCTTAAAGTAGTAAGCATTACTGTCACCACCGTTTACGTTGCACCGTATGTATGGCAGGTTGCTATCATCTGCCACAGAGATAGACATTTGATCAGGGTTCTGTAATACCTCTTCGATCTGCATACCTACTTTGATGTTTTTAATCTGACTTTTTTTACGGCTTAGCCCTGACTGTGAGCGCAAAGTATTTTTTGCTTCTACTGTTTTTTGGAACACAGACTCAGGATTAATGTCATTCATAAACCTTGCAAGATCAATGTGGTGTTTCTTTCGTTTAACTAATACGATCCGATCATCTTTAGAATCAAATGGGTCATCTTCTACTGGGTCAAACGTAGGGGGTGCAATGAATACTGTCTTACTATTCTCTGAGATACTAACATCTAGTGGGTAAGATAATGATTGTCCATTGCTACTGAGTGTTAAGTTATCTGTAAACAGTTGTGTTTCAAAGTTAGCTGCATTTAACCAGAGCTTTAATGCTTTGGGTGGGATAGGAACAGTAAGAAACATAAAGATGTGTATGCTTACTTTGCTAGTGTCCCGTCCAAATGATGCAGATGCTTGTGCAATGTAACTCGTTTCTTGGAACTCAGGTGGCATTTGAGATAGGATTTTTTCAGCAATAGATTGTACATCACCGCTGTTTAAATTTTTCTGTCTTATTGCTGTGTTAGGGATAACGAGTTTATCAATATCCAATACCAGGAGTTGTGTATATGCTGTGCGATCTGATTTTTTAGCACGGCTTTCGTTTACTAATGGCTCCCGTAAGTTGCCTTTGAGAAGACAGTACCCTTTGTTTGCATAACTTCTAAGATACTGTTCAAAGGCCATAAGCCCTGCTTCGTCAGCTGAAACAGTATGCTCATGTGAGGTGAAGTTTTTCACCATTGGATAATTCTTAACCTCGTTCCCTGAAATGTGCTTGGCTAAAGCGACACCATTTGTTGATTCAAGGAAAGTTAGTTTCATTGGTAGTTAAATCTCCATTTAATTTTTCTGCTCGATCAATGCAAATAGATTCATCAGCATCAAACGTAAGCTTTACAGTTTTATTAGATACCTTGCTGAGTTTTATCTCAGCAATTTTTTTACCGTTATCATGGATGATGACACTTTGATTTATTTTTCTTGAAATAACTAATCTTGTCATGTCACTTGCTGTACGATAAGTCGTATCCACCTTCGGCATCGAGTGGTATTTCACTGCACCAATCAGGTGCTGCCACCATGCACTCAATTATGTGTTCCATTGTTTCTTCAGGATTTGTATCAGGTCCTACAATTACAACTTCATCGTGGACAGTAAGAGCTATTTGATGCTCTGGTAACTCCCGTCTGATCTTATCCATTGCATCAGTAATAATAATCCTACTGAGTGCTTGCACTGCGTTCTCGGTGAGTCTCCCTCCCCAAGTCGTTTCTTGACCTCTCATAGTGTTGTAAGTCAATTGGCCTTGTTCGATCCGCAGATTAGGATACATAAGTCGCATCCCGTTAGGTAAGAGTATCTTATCTCGATCAAAGGTCAAACAGTTTCTGTAAGTGTAATAACGCTTTTCTACAAAAATGTTCTCAAATACTCTCCACATATGGGGGATAGTGGCGTAGGTCATGCGGTAGGTGTTTACAATGTTCTGTGCTTCAGCTTCAGGTATCTCTAGCACTGGGCCACCTGATCCAGAAGCTAGTACAGATCGGAACTTTACATGCCCCATGCCATAACCAAGACCAAGAACTGCTGTTTTGCCCACAAATCTTTCTGTTGGGTTGTCATGTTTATTGATGTCTTGATTGTATACTTTACTTGCAAAGCTGCTGTATACATCCACATTATTGGCAAATTGATTGAGTAGGCTCTCTTCTCCTGCTAAGTACGCAGTCATACGTGCCTCGATATTAGATAAGTCAGCCACGTATACCAGTTGATTTGGTGGGGCGATAAGACAGGTGCGTAACACACTGCCACGGGGTAGGTTCTGCATGTTAATCTTTTGCTCACCAGAGAACCTACCCGTATGCGCCCCGTAATACTTGAGTGGCACACTGATTGTTCCGTCATCATGGACTGAATCAATAAATCGTTTGGCACGAGTTTCTGAAATGCGAGACTTGACTGCTGTACGTGCATCCCACAGGTTTTTATGTTCTGGGTACATGTCTTGTAGCTGCTGATAAGCTTTATCGTTTTTACCAAATGCAGGAATCATTTTTCCTGTGTTCGGAGATTTCTTGAGTGGCACGGTGATATCCATCTCTTCCAGTAGTTTTGAGAACTTAACGTTGCTTGCCATCACTTCTCGTGTTGTACCTGAATCCTCGATGAGTTGTTTAGCTGTAGCTACTTCTTCATCGTGGTACTGCTGCAATTTCTTTTTGTCTACGTGTAACACTGGTTCTGTAAACATACGAATCGTTGCATCAATCACTGCTCTTTCTGACATTGGAAACTCAAGGTTGAAACGTTTGTATGCTGCATAAGTGAGATCAACGTCTTGTATGCAGTAGCCACCAATTGTTTCATCTTGTTCTGGTGATAAGTCTTCTACCCCCATACAAGTAATTAGCTCTTCACCTTTACGCATGGTTTCATCGTCAGGCCAGAGTCGTATAGCTAAGTCTTTAAGATTAGCTTTTTCATGGGGCCACCAACCACGGCTCATTGCTGCTGTGTCTACGTATTTGGCAGGTTTTGCATTATATTTCTGAGTAAGTATGTAGCCATCAAACATAGTGTTATGGCACACAAGGGTGGTGTTGCTCCAATCTATTGCTTCAATTGCATCTTGTGTTTCGTCTGCGCTGTACCATTCGGTAGGGTCTTGATTGATCTTAATCCCTACGCCCCACACTTTGAATCGTGGGTCATTGACGTATTCTACAATGGTGAGCTTGGTGAGAGAGAACTCTTTGCTGTAAAAAGTCTCAAAGTCGAGTGTTACTATATCCACATTTGCCTCCTGCAAATTACTGAAATGGGTGGTTGCGTTGATCCTCCAATGAAAGGGGGTAAGAAACAAAGGAAAGGATCAACGCTTACAGATCCCACCCGTAATCTGAACAAATCATCCTTTGTTTCTTTAGGATAGTTTAGAAGCTAAAGCTATCAGAATCTAGCATCTCTTTGATACTTTCAACTAGATTTTCTGGCGTGTACAAAGGATTACCAGTTTCACCACGAGCTAACTCTGTAGTGAATGTAGTCCAGGTGTTAGAACCCTTAGTAGCCTGGGCATTTTTTACTTTCCATATGTATGAAAAGCGATGCCCTGCTTGGCTAATTATTTGCGTGTTCCAAGCGTTTGAAGGTTTGATAGCACTGCTCTTTAAATCCCAGAGTACAGGCGTTGCACTAAGATTCATATCATCGTCTGCAAGATATAACAGATGCTCGTGATGTCGCCAGACTGCAACGTTTTCTGCTTTGAGTTCTTTGTTTTCTTTAAGCACAGATTCTATTTGGCTTTCTGCTTCTTGTTGATTATTAAACGTACCAAAGAATCCACCCCCTGCATTGAAACTATTTTCAATAACAAAGGTTTCTTTCATGGTGATGTTTATCGCAAGAAACTCAGTGCCATAAGTTTTTTTGTTGAGAATATCAGCAAAATGACCTACTTTTGCTCCTTCAATGTATTTTTCTGAACCTTCTATAAGTTCAGGGCTGGTAGCTTGTAACAACTTCATTCTGGGAGTAGCCATTTGAGTTGCATTAAGCCCTTCATTACCTTTGGCTGATGCTTGATCAAAGTCTACCAAGTATGAAGGTTGTTCTGACACGATTGCCATTTCATTTGACATAAGTTTTTTCCTCACAATTGTCTTAAGTTTATTGTCTCTTTGGTGTAAGTACCGATCAAATCCGATGGTGGATTCTCAATGTCTTCACTTTCCAAAGCTTCTCTAAAAGGTGCTGCGTTGACTCGTTTCATCAACATATCAGTCCTTCCGTTGTCCACCGCCCACTGATAGATTTCTTCCCATTTGTCGGGATCAGGCTGCGGTTGAATCTGGGATGAGATAGATACGGTAAAATCACCGTACTTCCCTTTTGTTTGATCTTCTTCTTTTAACCTCTTTAAGATATGAAAGTTGAGTATCTCAAGGTCGCTTTTTACATCTTTGAGTTGAGCATCAAGTTCTTTCTTACGTGCAGTTTTACCACCTGCAATACGTACTATCTCTGCAAGTTTCATATTGGGAAGAGTTTCTGGAGTCCATGCGTCAGGCACGGGAGCTAATGGTGATAGCTTTTCTTCTGAATCAAAGTTACCTATGTACTCAATACAAATAGCCGCATCTTTTTTGTCAGTAAACTCGACTTTGATAAGATTGTGGCTTGTTGCGTACTCAGTGTACTTTTCTGGTGGGATATTGGTGTCATTTAAAAAACTGCACCACATCTCATAATCCAGTTCTACGCTAACCATATCATTTTCCATTTGTTTTTATCTCCGTTGTTGTTTTCAGGATGCTCAGTAGCTCTTCCATACGATTCATTTTGTGGCCCAGCTTGTTGTAAACCTCTGGCTCCCATGTATCGTTGGCAGCTATCTGAATGATTTCAGTTCGTTTGGTTTGACCAGCACGATAGATCCTGCGGTTAAACTGAAGATAATGTTCCGCATTGTAAGTAGGTGAACACCAAATGATTGATGTAGCTCTTGTCATAGTTAGTCCATGACCTGCGCTTTGTGGATGGCAAAATACAACTTGTAGTTCTCCCAGCTGCAACTCATCCACTACCTTCTTACGTTTTTCTTCTGGTGTATCACCATCAATTACTCGATAAGCGATCCCTTCTTTTTCAGCAATAGCAACCATATGGTCACGTTCATGTTTCCAATTGAATGCAACCAGTGAATGCTTACGTTGTTTGACTAGCTCCATGACCAGATCGTAACGCTCTGTATGGATGCCTTCTGATGTGCCGTCTTCTTTGTATACAGCACCCGTGCATAACTGCAGGAGTTTCTTTACTTTTACTCCTGCGTTGATGGCATTGATAGTAGCTTTGCCTGTGTACAGTACACTGTCTTTGGCAAAGGTTTCATACTGCTGCTGTATTCTTTTAGGCAAAGTTACTTTACGCATGGTGACTGTCTGCTCTGGCATGTCAATACAATCCTCTAACTTGTGTCGGATCGTGATATCTTGCAGTTGGACAGCCACCATTTCTTCTGCGTTGTCTTTGTCCAACCACTCTGTTACCACACGATTACCTAGCTGTATTAGCTTGGGTGTGCAGACTTGTTGTTGGAATGGATAAAACGAGGGACCTAACCTTTCACCGTCATCAACCAGTTTAGTAGGATGCCATATGTCACGGATAGTATTGCCATTAGGTGTACCACTCATAGCAATACGTCTGTCAAATGATTTGATGACCCGACTTGCTGCTTTGGATCGTTGGCTTGTGCGATTCTTGTAAGCAGTGAACTCGTCAATACAAATGGTATCAAACTGGTCAATGTACTTTTTGTTTTTGTCCAGCCATTTGATTGCATCGTGGTTAGTAATGACGATGTTAGCAGATTCTTTAAATGCTTTTTCTCTGTTCTTTGAGTAGGCTACAACACAAGTGAGATGTGGTGTGAACTTCTCAATGTCTTCAACCCATGAGGCTTGCAAGATAGACAGTGGCGCAAGCACAAGCATACGGCTGTCTGGGTTTTGCTTCACCAGTTCTGCAAATGCATCCAACACTGCACGAGTTTTACCTGTGCCTGGGTCCGATGTAATCAGAACTCGATCATGGTTAAGTATGAAGTCAGTGGTTTCCCGTTGGTGGGAAAAAGCAGGAACTGCCATAGAACGTACCTCGTTTCATTTGTTTATATGAGAACCGACTTTGTGCCTATAGGCTCGGTCATACCTATCGGAGTGCGCTACCACATGCGCTAGACTTTGGCACAGCCGCTTAGTATATCAATCGCATTTCTCCGATGCAATGATATCGTCAAATATTTCCTGACGAATATTCGCAGCTGTTGTTCTATTCATCTTCTGAAGAATTTTTATTTCTGACTTCTTCAGTCGATGAGTTCGATGCACGATGGCTTCGGGTGGATCGGTTTGAATCGTGAACGGTGTCTCCCCGTACATCATCTTCCAATCCAGTAGTGGGTACTTTGGTTTCTTCGCCATAGAATTTCCTAACAAGATATAAGTAACTAAGGATCTCAATAACTCTTAATATCTTTACCCACATTAGGCTGCCTTCCTAGCTACGTATTCCCACTCTTTGCTTGGAAGCTCAAGTACCTTACCGCCTAGCTTTTGCCAATCGTCTACGTCATCTGCATGAACTGTATGTTGTACAGCCGTTACTGCATTGACCAAAGTAGCTTGGTTGATTTCTTTGCGGTAGCCCTCTTGTTGCAGCGTTCTGATCAAACCATCAAGAACTGATTTAGTTTGTGATTCATTTAGTTTGAGGACTTGACCCAAACGTTCAACTGTTTCAGCTGGTTGGTCATCAACAGTGCGGCTATGAGCAAGTTCCATTTGTCTGATGGCTTCATCAAAGCTTTCAGTATTGCTCATGTATGACATCTGATCACGTATCTCAAGTCTTGTTGCATAGTTGTGAGCATCAATAGTATCTTGTCGCAGGTGTTGTAGCTCTCCTGGTTCCCAACCTCTAGCTTTACCCAAGTGAGGTCTGCGTATACGGCTTAGTGATTGCCCTGTTTGCATACCGTTGAGGCAAGCAAGCGTGAACATCATCTGGCTAATGACTATGCTGCCTTTACCTGTCTCACTGTTTGAGATGTTGAGTCCAAGTGCCATACGATCACCGACTGCTGGCTCTGCAACGGCAAACTCACTTTTGAACTGCATATACATGTTCTTGTCAGTTACAACGCCTCGTGTAATTTTCCATTGTGCATCGCTGTGAGCAATAGAATCCATAACACTTTCAATCATATGTGCGTGGTCAAAGATTTTGTACTTGTTTGATAGCCATGCACGAGCCATGTCATTCTGACTATCTGTTTCGTGAGTACGTAGCAGTTTGATTTTAGGCTCTTGCTGCCAGATTGCATTAACAAGTGCTGAATATTCTTCAGGGTAATCTTGACTCAATCGCCTACCGTCTTTGATGGATAGTCCAGCATCAACAGTAATTTGATCCAAGCATACGTCATTGACTATGAACGTTTTAGTTGGCATACCTTTTTTGCTTTCGGCAATAATACGAGGTCCTGGTACTTGTGAAGCGTGTGAGCTAGTACAAGCATTGAATTGCAGGTCCATAGTATTTGCCATTAAGTCTACTTTACGAGACTCATCATCTCGCACTCTTTCAAGCAAAAACTGTAGCTTTCCTTGTTCATCTACTCTTTTGATTTGTTCCACCGTTTAAACCTCCAAATTTTTCGGGTGAGAATTACGAACCAGTATCGGTCCATTTGATTTCATCTCGCGTGAGATGTTCGTACTCTTTATGCCGTGTGACGTTAGCCACTAGCATAACTCTTCCATCGTTGGCATGTGTAAACGAGAAAGCAATGGTATCACCTACCTCTGCTTGTTGTTTTAATACCGCTGCTGGAATGTTGTAACGACAGTCTTTACGACCACCATTACCTGTCACCTGATAGAATCGGATGACTGTTTCTGTGCCGTCTGTAAATACAAGTGGCAACTCTACTTTCTTAGAAAAGTCTACGCCAAACAGACGAGCAAATGCTTTGAGTTCTTTGAAGCAATCAGGATTGCCCTTGGTTAGCATTGTTTTAGTCAGTTTTTT